TTCTGATAATGTCTTACTCATTGGTTATAACTCCTAAAGAAGTAAATATATTTATAAAATTTAAAGTTTTGACACGAAGTTCGAGAATATCTTCAATGCAACTTCATCTAATTGCTTTTGTTTGGCGCGTTTAATCTCTTCATAATAAGCGTTAATGTCAATTTCTTTGACCTTACCGTTATCCCATACCCACTCTTTACCTTCCATAATGCCTTGTACAAAAGCGCCTGGTGCGGATGGATCCGCTACGATATCTGCCGCTGTGGCTAGATAATAATCGTCTTGTACCACATTGACACCATTCACTTCTTTAAGTGAACCCATGCCACGTGACGATACACCAAGAGTAGCACCACCTTCCATAAGGGATTTGGCGATCTTACCCATTGGTGTTTCAAGAATTTTTGCCTTACCAATCCATTGATTGCCTTCTTGCTTCAATGAAGTAATAAGATGAGAAACGCGATCTAGATTAATGCTAGGTGAATCTGGGTGACCTAGTTCGCCGAATGCGCGATTTTTGGTCACATATTCTTCGTTGTAACGCTCGACTTCTTTTGCAAGAGTGTCGGTCTTATACATACGACCATTTCTATTCTTAGTTTCTGCAACTAGAAATGGACCTTGAATGAACAAAGACTTTACACCGTTTTTTTCCTCGGTGATCATCTTTACGGATTCAATTGTTTCTGTGATTAATTTCATTACTTTAACCCTATTGATGCGCGTTTTCTGAGCGAACGTTTTCTTTTAATGAGTGCGCGAGCTGCTTTTGCTTTGCGCTTTATTTTTGCTTTACGTTGTGAAATTTTCCTTTTTTGACGTTCAGCAGAAGTCATTTTAGTCAACTTACCACCACGAATTGTATATCCTTTGACTGCTGAAACAACTTTGCGACGCTGTACTTTTCCGCCGCGCACACGCGCACGAACAAGTTTTTTACGCCCTAATTTCTGAACGTTTGCTTCAACAATAATTTGTCTTACTGTTTCTGAAACTAAACTCATTTTCCACCAATAGTGAATTGAACTTTACTCAATGCAAAGTGTGCTGCTTTTTCAAAACCTTTTGGCGTTGTAAGCATATCAGCAAATTTCTTTTGATTCTCTGGATTTAATGCACCATGCACCATATGAATGGCTTTTGCTGCACCGTGACTGACTTTTAACTTTGAACCATCGGCAAATTTAAAGTGTCTAGAATTCGATGTAACGTTATCTTGTTGAGCAAATTTTGCAACTTGTTCAAGACTTTCCATTACATCTCCAACTTCTTCTGACACACCAGCTAATTCTTTCTCAGGTCCATTAGAAGAATATGGAACAGTGATTGACATTCCAAGTTTTTCGCTCTTGTATAAAGCAACTCGTTTACCATCTGGGAAAATACGAATGCCTTGACGCTTTAATATTAGCATCATAGGAGGATCACTAAATGTTGCTTCTGTAAGATAGTCATCACGAGAAATTTCATATCCACTCATAATATTACGGCGAACTGCAGCAACAGATTGTTGTGATCCAAGTGCCGCAGTTGATGTTGATTTGTAATATCGATCTAATATATCGCGTTGATTTTTTGGTAATTTTGCAACATCACCAACTTTAGCATGACGCGCCATCGCAACTTTAAGTGCAGGCAACTCACTGGTTTTCATCAAACCAGCGCGAATTAACTGAGCAATACGCTGAGTATTGGTTCTATTCTGTTTCTGCAGGTTCTGTTGCTGGCTCGAGCTGGAGGTTTGCGTCTCCATCTGTTCCGTCAACTTCATGCGTAGCGTCTGTAGTTTCATCTGAATTTTCTGTACCTAATAGGTTAGATGCGATTTCTACTTTTTTAATTTCTAATGCGTCACTAACTTTAGCAGCCATAGCATTATTAAATGCTGCTGATAATCCTTCTTTGTCACCAGCTATTGCTAAATTGATTAATTCTACCGTATCCATAATATCTCCAATTATTTAGCCAATTGTAATTTAAATAAATTATTAATATCATTTGCTTGAGGAGTCTGAGGAATCGGTGCTGCAGCAGGCACAGGAGCAGCAATCGCATCACCAGAAATTTCTGGAGCTGCAGGTTCATCTGCTTGTTCTTGCTCAATTTGTGCAGCAATTTCTTTAATTTCTTCCTCGTCCATATTCAATACTTTCTTTCGTATCCAATCTTTAGAGAAGTAAACTCCAACATATGGATCAATTTGTTGCATAACCTGTAATCTGCCTGCAAGCAATTCTGTTTGTTTGAGTTCAGCAAAATTATTATCTTTTAGAAAGTCGTAGTGAATCTTTTGCTTTAATTCATTCCACTCATCAACAGAGCAAATACCCTTGAGTGCTAATTGACGTTCCATCAATTCATCAAACATAAGCGTAAATTTTGAACGAAGTTTTTCAATAAACTTCATAAACTTTAGTTCATCACGAGTAATTTCTGTTGATCTTCCCAATGTAAATCCAGATTGAGATTCTAAACGAGAAACTGGAACGTTTAATGATTTATAAAGTTTCTGTTCGAAATATTTAACGTCAGCAAGTTCACCAAGATTTTCGCCAGCTGGTAACGTAGTAATCTCTGTTGATTTACCTTCGCCGCGACGTGGAATCCAAAAGTCTTCCATCATTGACATAAACTTGCGATCATCTTTGACTTCACCAGTTGAAGAATCATAGACAACTTTGTTACGGAACTTCGTCATAATATCACGGAGATATTGTTCTGACTTAACTTTAGGCATGTTGCCAACGTCAATATAGAACACACGACGTTCTGGCGCACGAGAAATACGATAGATAACAATCGCATCTTCAACCATGCGTAATTGATTGAGTGGTTTAATTGCCTTATGTAGATAACCCAAAACCATTTGACGTTTTGGATCTAATAAACCAGAGTTAACATTAATTACTGCATCAGCAGCAATTTTTACACCAGCATCAGTTGGAGAAGATATAAATGTTTGTCCTAAATTTGATGCCTTATCATTGTAAACATAAAATTCTCTAGCGCCAACAACAACTTCAATTCCAGTTCTAGGATCTTTTTTCTTATCAACGATTCGAATTTTTTTAATTTTTCTAGGATCAAGATAAACTAGTTCGCGAACACCAAGTTTAGGTTGTTTTTCATCAATTAAAACTTGATAGAATACGCGACCATCGATATACCATTGACGAAAAATATCAGCACCATTGTTTGAAAAGTCTAGAAGTTGTAGAATCGCATCGAATTCTTTGCGAATCATTTCTTTAATATTGTCTGGTTGATCCAGATCATCTAGAATAATAGTAACTGACTTACCTTTCTCATCATGCACAATAGATTCATTGACAATATCATCGATAGCAGACTCAAGTTCTGGCTGCATAGACATCTCGCGATATCTTGTAATTAAATCATTCTCGTTTTTAAAACTGGATTCGAGATCTAGATAGGTGCCAAAATAACCACCAGATGTGACTGTAACTGCACCATCATCAGTAGTTGGTGCAGTTACAGATGGTTGTAATTGTTCTGTGGGTTTTTCACGAACAATCTGAAACCCGAATAGATTAATCCCTGCCATAAATTAACTCCATGATAAAATATCGACCGAGGCGATTAGATAACACTTTCGGCAGCTGCTTCCCACCATTGATAAGCAAACGTCACTGAGTATTCTTCGATAGCATCATTGTTGCCCCAGTCTAGGTCGATTGGAGCGAGATCATTTGGGAATAAACCAACAAACTTGTAAGATTTAATAACCTTACCTGTTTTGCCGTAGTGTCTAACAGTGGCATCAGTTCCATATGAAACTGGTGTTGCCGCAGCAGCTGATCGAGTATTAAATCGATGAGAATTGATACCGTTCATCCAACGCTCAAAGGCATTGCGAACAACGAAATCTTCATCATTTAATATTGTCACAGTCCAGTCTGCAAATGTACGATTGCCAGCAAACTTTACTTCGCGACCGAAGTATTGTACTGGAACCACACCAACTGTTGATCCTGGGATCTGAGCAGTTTTACATACGAAACGCAATTTTCTTGCTGCGTTTCCTGGCAAAGCAAAAAACGGAAAATTCATTTCGACTTCAAATAGATTAGCGCGAGCGCCATCAAACTGCATTTGAGAACGAAATTCAGATACATTAAAAGCCATTGTATTCTCCTGACT